GTTTTCGAGGTCACCTATTCCACTTTCAGCAGCGGCGGTTAAAGCTTGTTCAAGCATTGCAGGATCAATCGCCCCAGCAGCTTGTTGAACCGCGGCTCCCGGCTCCTGCATCATACCGGCTTGCCCACCAGCCATTCCAGCGACCATTTGAGGAGAAGGCATAGACGGTGGCTGTTCTGCCATCATACCGGCAATACCGCCTTCTTGCTTAAACTCGACGCCGCGACCCATCAGGATGTCCTTCCGGGTAACTTTGCCATCACCGCTAATATCAGGGAAAGCCGCTCCGCCTTTAGCGAACATCTGACGTTCCATTACGCTTCTATTCATCATCCGAATAACCCCGCTTTCGATGCGCCTGCCGCCGCTGACAAGCCTGCAATACCCAAACCTAAGTATTGTTGGGCTGGTGAAACATTTGGTGCGGTAGCTGACGCAATGGTCTGTTGGCTAGACGGTGCACCCTTATAAATATCTGATAAGAAAGAATAACGCTGATAAGGCTCATATAATTGAGCAAGATCACTTTGACGCTGAGCCTCAAGTTCAGCTTGCTGTTGCGCCTGCTGCTGCTTGCCAAGATCAAACTGAGTCTGGATATCCCGCAGAGCAGACTGCTGTGACAATTCGCCTAGACTTGCCTGCTGAAGACCAAGCTGGCCAAGAGACTGACCGGCTTGTAACTGACGCTGACGCTCACCCATAGCGGCCTGTTGTGCCTGCAAGAAGTTTTGAGCCTGCGCTTGCGCTAATGCTTGCGCCTGATTTCGGCCTATTTCAGCCTGTTGAATAGCGGCGCGGCCCCCGCCAAAAGCACCTTGCCCAACGGCTTGTTGAGCCGCTTGCGCTTTTTGAATATTAAAAGCCCGGTCAATTTCACTTTGAACGGCCTGTTGGTAAGGGTTCATATACTGAGCAATTTGTGCCCCAGTTATGCCTTGCGCCGATTGGTCTATTAGAGATGGTGCGGCACCCATAGTTTGACCCGCACCTTGCAAGTAAGCCTCATACCCACCAATTCCTCCAGACGCGGGGGAAGCGGCAGTAATAGCCTGATCTTGAAGACCAGACATTTGGGCAACTTGTTGAATAGGTAGCGTAATCGGCTGGTCGGCAAGTTTTTTTGCAGATTCCAGAAGCCCTAGTTTATAGGCCTCAATCGCCGGATCTTCGCGGACAATTTGAATTTGGGTTTCTGTAGCCATTATGCCATCGCCTTTCCTTTAGACTCAAGGCCCCGCATCATGTCGTACATACGATTTATACCGACTTGATTATTGCCATTACCTAAACCTTTAACAGCATCGGTGGTCATTACAAACTCACCCGGCATCAACATGGCGCGAACGCTGTCCTGCCCCGGAATACCCTCATCTGGCATAATTCCGCCAACGCGGCGAGGGAAAATTTCACCACCTTCCGCAGCTTGCTGTATAACCGAGAACCCGGCAAATGGATTATATGGAACAAAAGGCCGACCGGGGCGATATAGGTAGTCTGTAGCAACGCTATATGGCCCGTAAGATAAGGTAGGTGTACCGCCGCCAACTGTGTATTTATCCGGATTCGCCGCTACAAGCTCTGCTCCCGTTGGACCCAGATCTTCTTCTGGCGGGTCTTCTGGCGTGTCAAAGAAACCGCCAGCATAAAGACCCGCACCCGCTAAAGCTGCGGTTGGGCCGTAAGTGCGAAGAAGACCGGGGGTAAGCTCTTTTGTTGCCGCAGCGAGAGCATCAGAACTAGTAAGCTCTATCCCGGCTTGTTTTGCAGCGGCTATTTTTTCACCCGCCAGCTTATAAATAGCCTCATCAGATGGAGCCCCGCCGGTCAAGAAGTCCATAGTCTTGGTGCCATACTCTTGAGCGGTTTTTAACAAATCAGACCCTGTCATCGTGCCTGTTCCAAGGTCCCCTTTAGGGAATTGATTCATCACATCACTAAGCGACTCCGACCCAGTCTGTATAGACTGCAAGCTTGTGTCCATTGCCCCCACATTAGTCGTACCCGCCGCTGTATCCGCGCCTTTAAACAGGGCGTCCTGAATGCCGGGGTCTCTAACAAAGTCATCCGCAGGTGCCATTTGCAACTGATTAGGTGCCGCATCTGTGACGGTTGTGCTAGCATCAGCATATTGACCTTGGAACTGATCGGCGGAAGGTATCTCAGTGCCCGCGGTTACTTCAGCAAGTTTCTCAGTCGCAGTAGTGCTAGGGACAAAATCGCTAAACAAGTTACCTTCACCAGTAAACCCGCCACCAGTAAAGGTGCTTCTAGCACCAGATAAAGTTTGTCCTAGCCGCGCACCGGGGCTAGAAAGAGCCTTGCCAACATTTTGAGAGAACGTGCCTTGACCAGTAAAGCCTGTGAACAACGCGCCAGTGCCGCCAGAAATTAAAGCAGACTTAAAGGCGTCTTTAAGATCGCCGCCCGAAGCTAAAGTACCGATACCAGAACCTAAAGCGGCACCGTAAATCGGGCCAAGAGGCGTCATGGCTAAAGCAATCGGAAGAACAATAGGTGCAATTTTCTTAAACACCTTGCCAATTTTTTTCAGGCTTTTTGACACGCCTTTAGTAATTTTAGATACGGCTTTTCTAATTTTCTTGAGAAAAAACTCAGGAAGGCCGGTATCTGGGTTAATAGAGTTTGCCCCAGACCCCACAACATATCGTTCCGGGTCTTCCACGCCCATTTCTTTTAAATGACCAAAAATAGAGTCCCGAAGCTTTGGGTTATCTTCAATCAAAGCTTTTGGAATAACTAGCTCACCCGTTTCAACGTGAGCTACAGTATCGTCACCATAACGGCCATACGAAGCCATGCGTTTGGAGATATCTTCAAAATTAGCGATACCTTTGTCGCCAAAAGCTTCTAAGGCCTCTTCTCGTTCCAGAGCCTCTATTTCATGGTCTTCCATGTAGAAATCAGCGATACCGCCAGACGGGAAGATAAATTCTTCCTTTTTTGCTGTTGTGCTACTCATTTTAACCGCTCTTTTCTGGTGTTACACCCACAATATACAATGTTTTTCCCATCTAGTCCATCTAAGGTGTTAATATTGTAACGTCGCCCACCGTTCCGGTAGCTGCTGCGCCATTTAAAACGCCGTAGTTTGCCAACGCTATCTTAACCGTGTTCCCCTCAATATACAAAGACCCTGACTCAAGGCCAACTCCAGAAGTGGGTAGTTCGGTTAAAACAAGTGTACTCGCACGTAGTTGGCCCGGATTTCGCTCTTGCGAAATAAAAATCTCTAATGCCCGGATTAAATCGGACATAAAACTTGAGTTATACTCTTCCGGGGCTTGTGGTAGTCTAGGTGCTACAGTTTGTACGCTTGCCATTATCTTCTACCATCTGGCCGCAAATCTAGCCGCGGAACGCCCAATTCCCAGTTAGTTCCCAAGGTGTTTGACTCTACGCGCACTGCCACCGATCTGCCCCTGAGACGCAAATCCAATTGATTTGTCCACTGCTCAACAGGTGTAGTTGACGTTCGAGTGGCTGAGTCAGTTTGAGTTTGATTGTAGTTTGCCCCCGGAAAGGTACGAGCTTTTAAGGTAAAATCCACTACCGGATTAGAAGCGGTAGAACCGTCAAATTTAAGATCCGGGAGCAGATGCCGGGTCAACATGAACTGGTTGCCATCGGATATACTAATTGGCGACGACTCAATGTACGCCGTCATGGCACTGCCGTCGTCATCTACACCAATTTCGTGGTTATAAAGGTAATTAGAAGCTGCCGCTATAGGGTATTGCCTAACCCCCCGGTCTAACCAAGCCGACCTAGAAAGAGTGCCATAATACCACACCTTTTCTTGATAATTATATATTACATACCGGTCGTTTTCTGTGGCACTTGAAGATGGGTAAAACCAGATAACTTCCCCCCACTGAGAGTTTACTCCAGAAACAACTTTAGCCCTTTGCTCGAAGTTGAAATCACCAAAAACATACTCTTTTACGGTGCATGGTAACTGAGCCGTCTGACCGGCATACACGTAAAAATTGTCGATGCCCATCCAAAAAGTAAAATCTTCTGTGGACACGGCTGAACGAGGGTTCATAATGGTGATGTTAGAGGCAAGCTGTTGAATACCAAAGGTAAAAGGCGCACCAATAAAACGCATACTATGTAACGATTTATCCGTCCAAACCAGTATTTCACGCTTAGTTTCTAACGCTTGAACAAAGGTAGAGCCCGACCCCAGACGAAGGTCCCCCGCAGTATTATCTGCTCTAGCTTCCCAATCAGTAACAGATTCCTGATCAGAAAAACGAATTAACAGGTTGTCCTGAACGGAACTTCCTTGTGCGTTACACCCAAAAGCAATAACGTGTCTGTCTATGTCGGACACTAAAATCTGTTTTGCAAGAACTGGTGCTTCGTTAGCCCCGGACAAACTTGTGATATTAACCGCACGGTTAGATAGCGTTGTTGTTTTATCCCAGTAATAGATAGCACTATCTACAGGATTTATAAGTAAATCTTCGCCAAAGTTGTCATGTGACCACACCCGAAGTTCGGTTGTAGTGCTAATACCCCCAGAAGCGGCTTGTCCCCAACCAAAGAAATCATCAGTCGGGTCGGCGTTGCCAACCGCAAGTTGAACGGTGACCCCGCCACCATGGGTCGAAGCAGTTGTGCCCGAAGTGCCTCGTGTTGCCCCTGTTAAATCATTGCCGGAAACACCCGTAAAAGTTATTAGCTCATTGCCAACAAGGATGGTGCCGCCGGTAGCCGGGAAACCCGTCGCGCTAGTTAGCGGTATCGTGGTGACAGAGTCGTTTATGGGTGCGCTCAAAGTGGTGGTCAAAGCCCCGGAAGTTGTGCCTCCAAATAAACCAGCCCCCCACCCGTTTCCTCCAACACCTGAGTTCAAGCCCACATTGATTTGATAGGCCGCAATGGTATTAGAGCCACCGTTACCCGTGTCTGATGAATTTGCCACAACGGGCGATATGTCAATGGTATAAGTATTTGCATCTACCAGTGTAAGCTCAAACTCAGTGTTCAGGACGGCGGCAAAAACATTTCCGCCCAAAGCCGCGGCTTCTGTGAAAGTAACAAAGTCCTGATCAACCGCACCGTGGTTTGTTTGGGTGACAGTTATTATGCTAGAGCCGTCTGTGGCGGAAAAAGTAGCCGCCCCCGCCGAACTGGTGGCTCGAATAGGCGTTATGTCGTTAAACTGGCCGCCTTCTTCAATATAGTATTTCTTGTTGGTTCCAACGCCTAAGTAATCTGAGCCGTCTAAAGCAACCCAGTTGTGTAGGCGTCTAGCCGTTCCCAGATAAGTGGCAGAACTGTACTTTTGCCACCCGCCAATTTTTTCCGGAAACCCTAAATGAAACCTAATTTTGTCGCCGTCAAACCAACCGCCCTCGTTTGCATAGGCGGTATACTCTTTGTTTATTCCGGGCCTAAACTGTAACTTTGTAAGAGGCATCTCACACCTATTATGTTTGATGCCAACATCATAACGTATTCTGGTGGTTTAGGCTAGTCTGCCTTATCAAGCCTGTATTTTTGAACCTGATTTTTAGGTCTAAAACGTAATCCGTCCATAAAGAAGTGTTTCCACTTCATCGAACCCGTCATACGGTTAAATGCTTCCCTGTCCTTGCACCACGTTAGAATTTCTGGTCTGTTGCACGGAACAAGCCGGACACGCTCTTCGTTAGGGGTGATAAAAGTAGCAATATACGCAGGATCGCCGCGTTTGATGCTTATTTTTTGCCCCTCAGTTAAAAACGAGCAAGCATGGTTTGAACGAGGGAATTTATAAGTGTCTACGATGGACGGTATCATGCAAGGCATCGGGCTGTCTTTATGCGCGTTCATCAGAACTTTAACGCCCGGAACATCGCAGAAAAAGAAAACATCTGTACAGAGGGCTTCAAAAATGTTTCCCGGCCATGTAAAAAACGGATCCCAACCGTTGTTTCTTTGTAAATACTGAGGCTGGTCACAAAACAACTCTTGATTTTCTACTTTAAGTTCCGCCGACACAGGGTAATTTACTCGAAAGCTGTTTACCATATAGCCTTGCACCGCAGGGCAGCGTTTAAATATGGTGTCTTTTCGTAGAGTATTTCGTTGTTTTATATCGTTGTTTACCAGAGGCTTCGGCTCCATAACTTCGGTTATGGGCGCATATGGATGACAATACCCCACCTCTATAATGTTTTTTAGTACGGACATTTGACAATCTTTTTGGTGGTGCTTTCTACAGCAAAATCTACAGCCAGACGCTTTTCATCAGTATGAATATCACACGCGCCATGTTTAATACGCGGGTTAAACACATAAAAAGAACCGGGCGGTGCGTAATAATCTTTGCCGTTCCAGTGAAAGCCCCCGCCCCAATCTTCTTTCCAATCGGTGTTTAAGATACCTAGAACCTTCACAACGTGGATGTCTTTTAAATCCGCATCGTGGTCAACGTGGATGTTGTCCTCTCTGTGACGGTCTTTCACGCTTATACCCGCGTAATAAACATCCAGTTTAAACTCAGGACATTTCTCGCGAACCAAAGCCAATATCCCCCATGCTAGGCCGAACATAGCACTAACGGCGGGTGATTTTGGTCCTCCATCCACCAAAGTTATTTTAGGAAACCTATCTTTAAAGGCAAAGTTTACAGGAACATCAATAGCCCATTCTCTAGAGATTTCTGCCTGATTTCTTAACTGATCCAGCAAAGATAAAGGAACAGCATCCTTGACTATTATCAAATCCTTTATCATTTCCAACCCGTATCCGCTACGAAACGATGCCCTGACCGCCGGACTTTGATATTTAGGGCAACCGATATACGTTCTTCGCTAGACTCGTTCACCATCACGTTGTGCATGAGGTGACCGGGAAATATGACCATTGAGTCTTCACGCGGTGTGTGTGCATACTTCAACCGACTAAATTCTGTGTCGTTACCCAAGGGAGTGGTATAAAACTCGGAAGCCTGTTTTACCGGGTCGTTATTGTAAAAAACAATGTCTCCAGAGTTTTCAGGAACTTTAAAATACACCACTACGGCAAAGTCTGCACCGGGGTGGTTGTGAATGTGGTTCCAGTGGTCTCGATCATTTACGTTCATCCAAACGCCGCTGACCGCTAGACTATCTGCCTCTCGTAGGCCAAAAAACCCTACGGCGGCTTGCACATCCTGCAGCACCGCATCTAAAAAGTCAGAAACAACATCTTCCGCCGGATTCAGAAAATCTGACTGAAACCCACCTACGTTGCTGACTTCTACTGAAGGATAATTTTTTGCGTGATTTATAAACCGCTGTTTTTCTTCATATTTGAAATCTTTGCTGAACAACGGCACAGCAAACAGGGAATCAATAGTTCTATTTTCGTTCTTTTCCATAGCTTCCTCAAAAAAATAACTCCTATAGAAATATATAGGAGTTATTGCAGAAGATCAACCGTGGTTATACAGAGGGTTTATCTGGCCAATCGTCTAAATCTTCAAAAGCACCCGAATACTTAGTTTTGTAGGCACTTAGAGTGCTACAGGCGTTAATCGCTGTTTCAATGTTGCTTAGAGCCGTCCTCACGGCGTCTCTATAGGTTGTGATTTCGGAAGGTATCGCTGTGTTTTTTTCAGCGTTTCTTACAACATACCAGTCATATTCACCTAAGAGGCGGAAGGCTACTCCTTTGGCAGACGCAATACCATCGGCCTTAACATCAGCTAAAGCCCTGTCTGTACCGTCCGCGTTTTCAAACCGCAGGTCAGGATCATCCTGCCATGTAATACCAAAACCGGTTTTCGTTTCGGCAGGCCATTTAGCCCAGCCTGCGCCTACTAATCCACCATTGGTGTCAGTGAAGGCACGACCCGCTGTAATTTCCTGTCCGTTATAATACCATGCCATTATTTATCTCCTACTAAAACGGGTAGTTTGCCTGACCAATAGGCTCCATGTCCCATGCCGTTGGGTTTCCACCATCAAACGCACAGGTGCGAACATTCCATGTTGTGTTACCTTGGTGATTGTAGGTGCGAACTAAAGTATCTCCGCCATCATACACTCGAATTTGGTTGTCAAAGCCACTATCACCCGTCATATCCAATATCAGATACGGTTTTACCGTCTGATAGTTGTACTGACCGTCTGTGTAAACAAAACTGCCGCCTGTTACATTAGTCGAAAGATAACCCCCAGTACCGTGGCTACTCCAACTAGCCATCATACCAGAGCTATACAGCGTTCCCTGATTGCCTTGGATGCTTGTGCCGTTGGTTATGGCTATCCATCTAGGTACTTTTTGATGGAGTCCTACAACATACATACCGCCGCCAGTGGTGGAATAAGAAACAGAACTTGGATTAGACAAGTTATAAAGGCCGCCCTGTTCACCGCCCGTACCGCGAGTTAGCGAGAGAATAGTGCCGCCCCAGTTATCAAAAGCTGGGCCTGAACTATACATCCATTGACTAGAACCGAAAGGACCTGACATAAACGCCTCTTATGAAAACTCTAACTGTGGTGCGCCGAGTAGAATTGAATTGGATGCTTTTACAACATAAGGCACAATATCTACCGCATTTGCCGCTGTACTTAAAGTAATACCCGCACCACCCGCTGTTTCGTAGTCTGTGCCAAGGGATAGAACACGGCTACCTGTCGCGTCTTGAACAAATACGAAGAAACCAGTTTGGCCTACTTTTTCGGTAGTCGGGTTAGCAAGCGTAGTATTGCCTGTCAGCGTCCAAACAAAGTTCTGATAGGTGTCAAAATCAGGAGTTTGTGAGCCTGTGTGTGAACCAGAAGTATCTGTATCCGCAACAGCCGAACCGCTGATGTCGATGCCGTATGAGGTGGTTTCGAGTTTTGCATTCCCGTTGTGATAAAGAGTTACTACGCCAGTTGAATCATTAGCAAAAATCAAATTTACCGTAGCTGCTGCATTGGTAACTTGAAAATCATCTGCCCTGATTCGTAAATTACCAGTGCCAGCATCATGTATCACACTGTTGCCATTTGCAGAATCGTGATAAATCTGCAAGTCAGACCCAGCACCGAACAGCAGTTTGTCGTCGTCCCCAAACAAAACATCCGCGTTAGAGTCGGCGGTTACGGCTTTGCTTGCTTCCACGGTGCCTAGTGTGGCTACGTCTGTGTAATTAAGCTCCGTGGCAGTTGCGGTGACTGCTGTGCCACCAATGCTAAAAGACGCAGCGTTTAGAGCGAGAGAATTAGTAAAATCCGTGACCGCCGCGCCAGAACCTGCGCCATCCGCAAAAATAATTTTTGTCGCGCCATTCGCAACGGTCACATTTGACCCAGAACCCTGAGTGAAAATAGCACTTTGGCCAGAATCGTTTTTTACGAAATACAGCTTTTGAGCGTTGTTTGGGGATATCGTAATTGTGTTAGTGCCTGAAGGTGAACCAGCTAAAACCAGTACTTTAAACATACCGTCGGACAAAGCACCGTCCGAAGTTGTTAACGTATGAGTTGTCCCGCTTAACGTAATTGTACCAACACCGCTAACGATTCGGTCAATGATATCAAAATTTAAATTAGTGGTCGTTCCCCATGTACCGGACTGTTCGCCGGTTCCCGGTTTTTCAATGCCACTGTTATCTGTGTATGTACTAGCCATTATGCCGCTACCTCAGTCCATGTTGCCGTTGCAGAAGGGGTCTCTTCTGACCATGTTGCCCCAGTTGAAGGAACCACCTCCGACCATGTTGCCGTAGGAGTCGGAACGATCCTACCCCAGATAATCACATCGCCTATATTACCTGTTCCGGAGACATTCGTCAATAAAACGTCCGCGTTGCCTGTAACAGAGACAGAACCAAGGCTTGTAGTGACGCTGAAGCCTGTAAGAGCGACAGTTCTACTTTGACGAATAAAGACATCCCCAATACCCCCTGTTGCAGATTGACCTGTAACAGCAATGGTTATGTCCGTAAACGCCGTTTCATCACCTAATGCAGATGTCGCGGCTAGCCCTGTGGGGAATACGTTGGCGGATGCAATAACTTGCTCATCACCAAAGCCAATAGAGCCTTCAAGCCCTGTTTCTTTGACAATCGCACCCGCTCCGGGTAAAACGGTGCCTATCTGACCGCTAGCAGACTCTCCAGTTAGGGCTAAATTAGAAGTCCCCGTTATAGATACAGTGCCGAGAGAAGCCGACATGGCGGCAAGTGTTACAGGAACATCTTGCCCAACTAATACCGAAGTAGTACCGCCCCAAGCATCTAAGCCGTAGCCACCATCGCCCCAGCCATCAGACATTTTGCCGGTGGCTTCAAGCCCTGTAACAGATATAGAGACTGATGCGGCGGCTGTCGCCGTGCCAAGAGAAACCGTTGCCGCTAAACCTGTGGGCGTAACGATTGAGATACCAACCGCAGTTATTTGACCAATTGCGGAAGTGCTGGAAACACCGCCTACGATTATATCAAAATCTTGAAAGCCGCCCCATGCGCCTTCACCCCACGAGCCATCGCCCCAGCCGCTATTAGGGGTAGCATCAACCTGACCAAGGGCAGAAGTGCTGGAAACACCAGACAGTGAAAGGCTAACGTCTAAACGTCCGCCCCACGCACCGTCACTCCATGCACCATCACTCCAGCCGCTATTAGCCATAGCAGCCTACTCATGCAATACGGATAATTGCGTTGGAGGCGTCAGCAGTTGGGAATTGAATTGTAAACGTACCAGCAGTAGAAGTCTTGTCCGCTCCAAAATCCAGCGCGGCAACAGCTTTGTTTGAGTCTGTTGAGTTATAAATCAACGCACCACGAGCCGTGATTGTAGCTGTTGTAAAGCTCAAATCAGCGAAATCAGTAAAAGCCGTTGTGCCAGATGATGTAGGTGTCACATTTGTTAGTGTGCCGCCACCTGTAGCATATGTGCCAGATGACGCTACTTCCCCGGTTGTTGTGAACGCAGTTGTTGAAGCTCCAAGAGTAGCTGTTGTGCTGCTCTTACCACCGCCACCAATAGCGTACATGGCTAGTTTAAAGGTGTCGCCAGTTGAGTTTGTAAAATCATGCGTACCAGTAAGGAGTTCTACCTTGAACGAGGTACACATTGCTTGAGTGATAGCCATTATATTCTCCTAACAAGGTCAGCCATTTCAGAATTTCCAAGCTTGTCCATCCTACGAGCGATTGTAGCACGTTCTTCTCTTCTTGCCAATTCTATGTAGTGATACACTACTTTTTGTATATTTGAACGAAAAACGGCTGCTTGATCTCGAATTGCGGGAGGAGCCGTTTCGGATATTTTCATAATTTTATCCATCGCCAACTCAGTCACCTGCTCTGCACTCAAGCCCCCATCGTCGGAAGTCATTACATTAACACCCCCAAGAACAACCGGGCTATCTACACTAATCATTTTGACTCTCCTTATTGTAAGTAACGCCTTCTATGTCATGTTTACCAATTAAAACAGGCTCTCTCCCATCTAAAGGCTCCGGCGCATTTTTCTCTTCATTTTTTATATAAGCTTCGGACTCACTTTTTTTGCATATAACTAATGTTCCGTCCACAACGGCTTGCACCAAGGGGTCGTCTAACCTATGGTAACCGTAAAGTTTTTCATCAGGGGGGACATCGGTGTCTAATAACGGAGAACGCGGCCCAACCTCAAGCTGAACCCCGCGGCTGGCGGCTATTGCACACCAGAACTCAACACAGGCCCTACCCGCTTCAGCAAAGTGCAGGTTCTTTTTGTAACTAAAATCTATGCCGTAGAGGCACAACTTTGCTACATTTGAGGCAACTGCGAAAGCTAAAGCGTAAGCAACAGTGTTGTTAAAGTAACTAAAATTAGTTGCAGATATAACTTCTTTTAGTGGGTATAGCTGTATTTCTGGTATACGCTCATCTAAACAACAGGAATATATTGGACCCTTTTTTTCAGTAAGGTACAAAAACTCTTGTGCTATTCCTGTTTGTTTTCCGGCTTTTACGTCATCTAAAAAGCGAGACGCTGGATCCATCATAAATGTGCGGTCAACGTGAAAAACTGCACCGATGCAGTTTATACCCCACACTTCATCAAATTTTTCTGAATTTATACGCGCCATAACGAAATCGGCGTAGCTTCCGCCTAATCCGACTATGGCGATAGTTTTATCGCTTAGATTTGGTAACACTGCATTCCTCTATCAGGTCTGAGGAACGCGCACAAGCCCCTGTCGGTAAGCATCCGTGTTCTCACGACCTTCGCCGTAATTTTTCATCCGAAGGATGGCTTCCCCAAACCGACCTTCATAAAGCTGGAGCATATCAGGCTCCCCTTTCATAAAAGTATACGCTTCTATGAGACATCCGTAAAGTAGTGTGTTTGGAGCATTATCACCAAGCCAAGAGGTTCCAGAGGCTGTAGCTGTTATGGATTGTGGCCGATAATAATAATGAAGCTCTACAGCGTAAGAGCTATTTGGTGTTGGAGCGATTAAGAAGTTATTTATGTCAAAAATAGCGTAATACTTGGGGTCTCCAGTATCGGTGGCATCTGGGTGCTGCTCTTGTAAGAAGTTAACGTCTTTTTGTAGCAAAAACTCTTTGTCTCCATTTGCTTTTGTATATGAAAGCGAAAAGGAAGCTAAATAATCCGCAGGAACATTCAGGTATTGAATCCCCGAAGTCATAGCGGCACCGACATTTTTTCTGAAAAAATCTAGGTCAACGAGCTTAAAAATACGCTCTTCGGCATTTGTGATAAAAACATCTAAGTTATTCACAAAGGTTGTTTCACTGTTCTCCGTCCAGTCCTGAATAGCCTGTTTTAAGGTGGTATATGTAAAACTCATGTGACATCTCCGCCGAACGTAACTGTGCCTAATTTGCCTTCTATCGGTGGGTTATTTATATACCTAAGTGTGGTTAAATTGAAAGCTGGGAAAGACGCTAATGCCGGTATGTTGTTGTTTGTATCAGGTCGAGCATCTTTTAGGGCTTCCGCATCTATAACCTTTGGAAACGGGCCTAATTGCGGATGCTTTGGCTCGTATTCATCTTTACCAACCAATAAGCCGTTCCATTCTCGACGCATATCTCTATACCTGTACCGTAACCCAGAGCGGTCAGAAATAGCATACGAGTTTTTACCTGCGGCAAATTTGCCCATTACTAAACCCTAAAATACTCATATTGAGGGGTTACATTGAAAGACGCACGATCCCGGTCTTCCGCCATTGCCCGCTCAAATTCTTCCTCATACATTGCTTTTAAAAGCTGAACCCTGTTTGGGGCTCGTTTAATGGAAATATAATATGCTAGCCCAGCCGCTAAGCACGGATACAAACGAAAAGGTACATCCATAGTGTTCGTGTAAGTGTCCGCGTCATCCATACGAACAAGAGCGTCGTAATAAACAACGTCGGTGTTATTATCCGGGGTCGGCCAAAGTTTAAGGTTTGGTGTGATTTGTCTGTCCAAAAAGAACTGATTAGGACGACCGGTTGTAGCTTTACTTGGAATAGATAAGTATGTGTCACGACTTATTCTGTCTAAAGCATAGTCCGTACCGCTACGGCGCACCACAACGGATAGAATATCAATGACATCAGAATCTAAACTGTAGTTTCCTGTGCCAGACACCATAGTCACGGTGCGCTGTTTAATCGTCCACTGGTTAAGGCCACGGTTAGCCCATTCCGCCAGCATAAGATTAAGCGACCGTTTAGCCGTTTTAAGGTCATAGCCAGTCCTTACCTCCAAGCCACAACGCTCAAAAGCCTCTTCAACGTAGTCCGCTACGTCTAACTCAAAATCTTTGCTGCCGGAAGTTGCCATAGCTTACTACTTCTTCTTAACCATTCCACCGCCGCGCATCTTCTTAACCATTCCACCGCCGCGCATCTTCTTAACCATTCCACCGCCGCGCATCTTCTTAACTGCGCCACCCTTTTTCATCATTTTGCGAGGTTTCATTGCCATTTCTTTAATCTCCTGTGTAGATTTTCGCGTTTTTGGAAGATTTCCGCTGCATCGTATTCTTCCAGATAATTGTCATAATAGCCTTTTTTAGCCAGCTTGTCTGCTGCTTCTTGAACTTTGGACAAACGCTGAACAAATATCATTGCATATTCGTCATCAACCATTTGCAAAAAGCTTTGGTCGTCGATAAAGTCATTAACCTCATCATGCGGGTGAAAACCCATTAACCAAATGTCCCGGTCTATAAAAACACCTTCAGATATAGCGTCATTCATAAGCTCCAGATACTCGTGGAAGTCATCCGGGTTCTTTTTAAAAGCCATGTCCACAATAATAACTAAGTCAAAAGCGTCTTCCCACTGAGATATTGTGCTGTACAGCACCTGCATATTGGTATCATACTTAAATAGAATGATGACCTTGTTCTCTTCCCACGCTTTTTGTGCGTAGGGACATGGAGGCAACCCGTTGTAATACGGATTTGGCTTTTGCAAAGTATGTGCGGACCAAGCTAAAATTTCGTTACAGATCTCGCTTTCTTTATCTACATAAAAGGCCGTATTATTCATGCTTGTGACACCGACCCCCTTGTACGCTTACGTCGGTTGTTCATAACCGCGCCGCACCCACGAGCTACGGCTGTACCCGGTATACTACTACCACGAAAAGGACGCTTGGCTTTGGTCTCATAACCCGCAACGCCCCCGTTAGCCATTTTCTTTACTTTAGCCGCCTTGGTATTAGCGACGACAGTTTTTCCTTTAGAGCCTTCGCGTTTCTTTTTACGCGCTGTTGAAGCGCGTTCAGCTTTTGTAAGACTTTGAGCTTTACGTCGAGGCAAACAACGATCAGGGTTACTCTTATTCTTTGAAGTACCGCACGGACCCGCGATATTGCCGCTGCTATCAATTCTGACCCACTCTTCATCAACCCACTCCTGTAATTTTCCCATTATTTGCCCTTCCTTTTGCCACCTTTGGACTTTTTGGCATAATTGGGGTCTTTACAATACTTTGAGGCAGCTAAGTTTGCGTAAGCCGAAGGATACGTATCAAAAGTACGCTTTGCCCACGCTTTTCCTTCAGGGCATATAGTGCCGCCCTTCTTCATCTTAACGACGCCACCTTTTGCCATTTTTCTAACAGGGCAAGCCCCTGCGCCTAAATTAACCCGTGTCATGTCAGTACCGCCACCAATGCTATTACTGTTGCCGCAAGTTGCAGAGCAATGCCGCCAAGAATAGCCCAGACTTTTATATCCAGACGATCTATGTCTTTTTGCATATGAGCAAGATGGTTGGTTTCCAGCCGGTGTAAAATGGCCTGTATTACCTCAACCTTTTTGTCTAGTTCTGCAACTGTTGGCTTGCTCATTTTAACATTTCCACCTTTTACGGGCCTGCCTCAAACGGCTGTTTGGATCTTTTGCCGCTTTAGGAAACTTTTTCATTTGTCCCGCAGAACGCGCACAGAATGATTTGCGCCGTTTAGCGTCTTTACTACCCTTTTTGACCTTCCCTGTTACAGCGGTCTTCAACTTTGAGCCGGGGTTTGCGCGTCTATACGCCGCTACCCCAGCCTTAGTCATCCCCGCTCCTTTTTCAGTGGGGCGAAAATTTTTCTTGTTGCGGGGAGGCATTTTGGCTTTTTTGCGCTCAGCCACTACAAGTCACCCCCGTTTTGAATGTAAATAAACTCCATTGAAGCGGACACATTAAAGTCAACTGACCCTGAAGAAGAAAATGCTCTCATCTCCAAGTCTGTTTTTTCTGTGAACCTTAATGGAAAAGTATAAAATTGTTCGTGTGCGCCATCTGTAATAGTAAATCTTTCTTTTATTTGAAACACTTCCCCATAAGGTCTAGCAACAAGACTAGCATTCAAAAGGGCTGGGGTGTTGGTAGAGGTTCCTGTGGACAAAGACATTTTTGTAAGGAATGCTGTATATCCTGCGGGAACCGTCCAAAGGCTCATCAGTGTTTGGTTGTCGCCATCCCCATTTATGGTCAGGTAAATATTAGCTGGAACCCCAGATGTAACCGTACCTGTTCCTGCGTAAATTGTGCCAGCGTTTGTGCCACCACTACCTGCACTGCGAACAATGCCGCGATTTATCCGTAGGTAAGATTTTGTGGTGTTAACAGCCGTTTGCCCGTTTAATGTAACAACTTCGTTTATTTCGTTGTAATCGGCGTCTAGGCCAAAAACTTCTACTGTTCTCGCACCCGTGCCTGCGGCAGTGTCATTAGCTGAACTGCTTGATATAGTCATTACCGTGGCTGATGCGGGATAAGCGTATAAACCGCCCTGTTCCCAAATGGTTTCCTTAGTGGATCCAACAACAGCGTTGTAGCCAAACTTAAAAACATTTTTATGGAAGGATATTTGGCCGCGGGCAACTTGAAGCTCAAACGGCTCCGAAGTCCCTACCCTTGATATGGAACTAACTTCACGAGCCATTCGAGCCTCCTGTTATGACAAGAAGACAGTCACGCTATCCAAAGCGGTTTCGTCTACATACAGGTCTGTATCAAAACGAATGCCGTCATCTGGAATGTTGACTGAAAAAGTGTCACTTGTTTGAAGGTCAAGTTGTAGCCTGACCGTGCCACTGGCCCCGCCATCTTTCAAAACGATGGCAGGCGAACCTGCGGCTTCGGTATTTACCGTAAGCTGCCGTAAACGACACGGTCCACTATAGATCGTGCCGTCCCCGGATGTGCCTACGTCCAGATATTTGGAAAATATCAGAGATCCGGCCATAGCTTACCCCTCTTTCTTTGTTACAGCCTTTTTCACGGCCTTTACGGCCTTTTTAAGAGGCTTTTTGCTACCGTTAAGCTTACCCATGATAAGCCCCTATTAAACAGCAGCAGAGAAAGGAGTAGCTTCTGTGCCAGTGGCCGCTGTACGGACTGTAACAGAAAACTTGTTGCTAGCAACGTCCTGAATTTCTACCTGTGCGCCAAGAATACCGCCCTTCGTTGTACCGTTCATAGTGATGGTGTCGGTGTCAGCCGCAGTTTCAAAAATAGACGCAGTGTCGCCACCGTCGTTAGCTACAATAGCCATACCAGACATTGTGTCGCTAGAATTAGCAACCTGAACGATATAGTTGTTTGAAGTAACGGTGGTTGCTACAAAGAACTTGTAGATGTTGCCTGTTCCGCTAGCAGCAGGAAGAGTGACAGTCGCACCACTTGCAATATCCAAAACCATAGTACGGCCTGCATTTGCGGCAGATGTCATAGTAGCGTTAGCTGTTACGGAAACGAGAGAGTCAGAGCCAGAAATAAAACCGGCAGTGGAGGTCACGGGACCTGAAAAAGTTGTAGAAGCCATTTTATCACCTCTTGCACAAGGGTTTGCTTTGTAGTCCGTGCAATGTCAGGTGGGCAGGATCCTGTCTACAAAGCTAAAATTACGCCCAAACTCAGTATATAACAAAAAAGGACGACTGTGAAGCCGTCCTTTTAAGTATCTCAAGAAGAGAATTTTTATGCGCCCGGTGTACCGAACACACAACGCCAGTCAGAAACGCCAAAGCTGTAACGCTCACGTGCCTTGAACCGCATATTACCAGTGTCAAAATCGCCTTCCATGGCGGTCTTGATTGGTGC